AACCTTTACATTTAAAGAATAGTTCTAAAGAGCTTGTTTCATCTTGTAACAATTCTATATCTTCTTCTATACTATTTTTCATTCTTCCTCCATTTCTAATGTGTTTAGTAACATTTGTTTTAAATCATTTAAAACTGGTTTAATATTTTTATGTAACTCATCATTATAATACTTAAATTCTTCACTTTCTATCATATTTGAAAAGCTTGTACCAATATTTAAGATTGGCTCTTTCTCATCATTTATTGTAATATAACATTCTATTTTTAATATATTAACTCTATCTTCTCTACTATTTTCTTTCACTTAAAACACCTCGATTTCTTCTGGTTTTTCTATGCTAACAGTTTCACAAACTTTTAAATTAAAGAATGTAAACTCTTCTGTTTTATAATCTATCTTTAAATCTACTTCACACATTGTTTGTTTTAAGCAGTCAAATATCCATAAAGGTAATTTGATGTATTTAGGGTAATTATGATACTTTGAAATATAGTTATGTATTCTATTATTAACAATACACTGCAATTCCAAATATTCAATACTATCTTTAGTTGTTCTTTTATTTTTTTCTTTCATTATGTACCCCCTTTTAATATCTCGCTAAAAATTCTTTTAATTCTTTTCTTAATGTTTCCCACTCTTCTGTTTTTTCTAGCAATTTATTTAATTCATCTTTAGTTAATTTTGTGCAATCCCAGTTAGTCTCATCAAAATCATAACAACTACAATGATATCCATCTACTAAAACAAATTCATTATATTCTGTATCAGGCATATCTTTTAGCAATAATAACCTTTCCATCTCATAATCTCTTTCACTTGTTGTTGCAAATAATACATTATGCATTTTTATATCTGTTTTATTTTTTAAATTATATTTTTCCATATCTTATTTACTCCTCTCTAACTTTTCTATATTACAATCTTCCATAGTAGCATAATAAACATTATCATCTAATATCATTCTTAAAAGAATATCTAAATCATCAACTATTAAACCTCTTCTATTACCTATTACTTTTTTTCTTACTTCTGTTGCCAATATTGGTTCTGGTATTATCCATTTTACATTCATTTTTTTAGCAGTTTGTTTTATTTGCTTTTTATGTTCATAACTCCAGCATATTATTGGCATTTGTTTTTCTACTGATAATTGAATTGCTTTCATAGTCTTTCCGTTTGCTCTACCACCACAATATATTTTCATATCTTATTTACTCCTTTTTATATTTTCAATTAATTCCCAACTAGGCAAACCATCTTTTTTTATTGATTTTTTATTTTGTTTTAAATAATCAATAACTATATCTACATCAATTTGCCTTACATAATTATTTTCAAAGCACACAAGAAAATAAGCATTACATCCTGCATTTTTACACTTTTTTAATTCGTTTGTTTGCCTTAAATCTTTCTTTACAATATGCCACGTATCTGTTTTACATTCTTTTGCATCAAAACAGTCATGTCTGTTTGGTAAAAATATTTCATAATCAAAACATTCTCCTTCTAGATAAAGGCCCTCTGATGTTCTTTTTGCATAATTCTTATGCCCATGAAATCCTAATTTTTCAATATAATCTATTACTTTTTCAATTTGTTTTTCAAAACTTCTCCCTTTTTGCATTTTATGCTCCTTTGTACAATAATCTATTTAATATTTGACTTGCTTCGCTTTTTGTTAATTCACTAACATCTAAATCTTTGCACATTCTTTTTATTATTGTTTTTTGTTTTTCACTTGCTTCTGATTTTCCCCATTTTTTTATTTGTTTTATATCCCATATATATTTTTGTTCTGGATAATTCTCACATAAATATGTATAAGCCAAATCAAAAGCTTCTTGCATTTTCATTCTTTTACCACATAATGTTGTTTCTCCTAATTCATCTTGTGCTGGAATTATTAATCTAGAATTTTTTAAAGTACATACAAAATCGCCATTTGGCATTTTAAACCAATTTACATTATGTGTATTATAATCTTGTCCTCTTGCCCAAAGATTCACTATTTCTATGTTTTTTATCCAACTTTCTGGCACATCTGATATATTTTGAATTAACTCTGGTAACTCAAATAAGTCTCCTTGAACCTCATCTTGTTTTGATTTTGGTACATTTTCCATATCTATTCCCAATAGTGTTGGTGCCGTGCAAAGATTTGCTCTACCAGTTGTTCCTACTAAATCTATTAATATTAATTTTTCTTTTCCTGGATAAAGTCTTAATCCTCTACCTACCATTTGTGTATATAAAGAACTATTGGAAGTTGGTCTTGCAATCATTACAGTTTCAACAAGTGGCATATCTGTACCTTCTGTAAATATCATACAATTTACTAGACATGGGATTTCTCTATTAGTAAATTTCTGTATTAGTTCTGCTCTATTTTTTGTTTCTGCTGTAACGGCTACTGCTCCTGGTATAAGTTTTGCTATATTTTGTGCATGTTCAACTGATGTTGCAAATATTAAAGTTTGTCCTTTTGCATATTTTTGATATGCTTCTGATATTGCTCCATTTAAAATATCTGTGTTCATTGCCTTATCTAATTCTCCTGTTGCAAAATCTCCCATTCTTCTTGCTACTTTTGAAATATCATATCCTATGTTTACTCTTAAACACTCAATATCTGTTAAGTATTTATTTTTTATTGCCCATTTTAAATCTTTTTGAAATATTATTTTTTGAAATACATCATCTAGTCTTACATTGTCCCCCCTGTTAGGAGTTGCTGTAAATCCTAATAAAAGTCGTGGTTTAAAATATTCTATTATCTTTTTATAACTTTGTGCTGCCGCATGATGTGCTTCATCTATTATTATCATGTCAAATTCATCTGTCTTGAATTTTTCTAGTCTATGTGTTAAACTCATTATTGAAGCTATTACAACTTCTTCTCCATTGGAATGTTGACTAGCCATCTCTATTCCAACTGGACAGTTGTAATATTTTACTGGTTGTGTTATTAGTTCTTCTCTGTGTGCTAAGACTAATACACGACCTTTTCTTTTTATATTTGTAAATGTTGCCGTTTTACCTAATCCAGTAGCCATTTGAATTAAGTAAGAACCTGGTTCTAATTTATCTATTATGTCTAGAACTTCTTTCTGATAATCTCTAAGTTTTAAATCCATTTGAAATTTCCTCCTTTGTTGCATTCCCTATTTTTATTAGAATTTTTTCTAAGTTATCTGCTAATTTTTCAACTTCTGGATAATACTTGTCCCATTCATCTTCATGTTGAAAAATGTAGTCAACTCCATTATGATATCTTTGTAATGTCTTATTGTATAATTCTTTTAATTTTTGCATTTGTATCTCCTTTCTTTTTATTGTTTTCCCCGAATAACCCTTAAATGGGTAACGATAAAAGCCTTGCTATTCTAAGTTAATATGTATGTGTAACCCATGTAACCCATTTTTTTAACTAATATAGCCTATATATATAAATAATAAAAAATTAAATATTATT